AGACTTTTCAACTCTCTTAAAAGGTCTTGACCAATTTCTGTTTTGATTAGTTTATGTTTCTCTGTCTTAACACCACCGACAACTTTATCTTTCCAGTAACCGTCAAAGTGTTTAATGTATCCGTCAAATGTTGGATTGAATTTACCTTGTCTGATTAATGAGTTGCAGTATGTCTTATAAGATGCACCAGCACCCTTCTTTGTGATTGTTGATTGTATTTCTTGAAACTTCTGTAGGTCTTTCCTAGTGATACCATGAAATGCTTTACCTGTTGCAGTCAATTCTTGAGTCAATCCAAGCGTTTCCTTTGCAGTCATTGTACTGTTACCACTGACATCTTTATACGTTGCATCATCTAACCACACATCTGTGCTACTTCCCAACTTAGATATGTTTGCACCAAATGATGCACTCAATCCTTCAATAGTTGAACCTTCGTATGTGGTGTGAAATACAATACCCATCTTAGAGTTTGCGATTACTTTACCAAGTTGTGATTCTTCATCAACTGCATAGAGGATTGTGTTGGGTTGGAAAGTGATGTACGACTTACCATCTATCGTCTGTGTTTTCTTGTCGTTAGTGTACATCAAGTCACCTTGCATGACTGTATTCCAAGATAGTTTAGATAAGTATTTGAATGAGGTTAGGAATTTTTCTTTAAGTTGGCCACCTAGGTCGGGACTATTCTTTATTTCATCTTCTGAGGTATAAAATAAAGGAGTCTTATTGAATAGGGATTTCTTTGCAACAAAGAATTGATTTGTCTCGGGATGTCTTCCACAAAAGATAGCAGGAGCTCCATCCCACTTAACAGTCATATTAACTTTAGAGTTAGAATGACCTTTCATCATGTCTCTTAGACCTTGAAGAAAGTTAATTGCACCACGACCACCATCAATACCTTGATTGATGATTTCGTCTTCTAGATGTTCTAAATGTAAGTTTTTTGCACTCATAGTAGGTATTATACACCAATTTGGTGTCCTTGTCTACTATTTATGTATTTTTTAGCTGTCTGCTAGAGTTGTATCACCAGCATCGACTCTTGATTGAAGGTGTGCAATGTCGGCTGCATAAGAAGTGATTGATGCTTGCATTGTTGTAACTAAATCTGCATTAACTTCAAGGGCGTTAGCACCTCCAATTTCAGTATCAATATATTCAGCATACATATCTACGAATAGTTGGTCTAAATCGTCTTCGTTAACACCTTGTGCATTATGCCATTGTAGGAATCCTGCTCTACCAGCTCCTGTCCACTCTGCTGGAGAAGTTTCTGATTTGGATTGGCCCACAAAATAAGTTTTGTTTACACCGTTATGCCAATCTAGTTTATCCTCTAGTTTTGCTTTTGTAGCTTGTTGAACAGCAATTAGGTCTGTGAGTTCTGACATTTATATCTCCGTATGTATTTACAGAATTATTTATGTTTTAGAGAGCGGTGTGGAGTGTAGTTTATCCTCGATTTTATCGATTTTCTTTGATATTTTCTTAGTTGCAGAATCGTCTGAAGCTTTCTTAGCTTCACGAAGTTTCTTTTTTAACGCAATCTTTTCTTCAATTGCACTAATCACATCTGAGGATTTCAAGTTAGTAGTCATAATATCATATGTATTTATAGCATTGACGAACACCTATTGTACGCTTCCGTCCCACTAGTAAATTCTAGTTCTTCTCTTGTATCCCAATCCCAAGATTTACATTCTTCTATAAGGGAACCACCTCTCATCTGTTGTCTAAACTGCCACAGATTGATTTGTGAGTTACCACCTTCGTAAATATGGAAATCGTTATCGTACAGTAAGTATAGGTTACTTTGTGACCCACTCATGGTCATATCAATCTCAGTGATATCTGTATATAACTGAACCAATTCTGTTGGATTTCTGTTTGCCATAAGATTGACTATATTTTCATCAAAGTATGGATTGGCATCAACGGAATGTATTCTAAATTCAAAGTCACTTGTTGAACCACTCCCACCACTATGAACAACACTTCTCCATCCGTCTCTGACAGCAAGTTCAAGTGAACTATCACCTACAAATCTTACAAAGGTTTTCTCATAGTTGTAACCATCCACCTCTTTTTGTTGTTCTATAGATATGTGTATCCTATGTCCACTGACAATAGTTTCACTCTCTTTGTTTTCATGATAGTTTTCTGATATGATTACTGAAGCATTGGCTTCAAGATTTGCAACTGTGATTGTAATTGGATTGCCGTCACCATCTAAAATTTGTCCTTGGGAATTGCCTCTTACTTCATTGAAGTTGTGCATTCTCCTATAGGTGAACCATTCGTCTTGTTGTTCTCCTACGGTTTCATTCTGCAAGTCGAATGTTACGTCTGTAAAAGTCTCGTTGTTTAAAATCTTTGTGATGATATCTTCATTTAAGATACCTCTGAATCCCATATTGTATTGTTCTTTGAGAACGGTCTCAACCGTGTGTAGTGTAGTAAGAAAGTCTACAACCTTTTCACCTATGGCTTGTTGTGTGGTGTCTCCCGAAGCTATGAAATCATCATAGAAATAGTATCTACTGATATTGAAATTTGATTCTAGATTATAGAGGAATGTGTCTACTGACCCTTGAAGTGAATATGCAACATCGTTTGCAGTAGAACCACAACCATCTGCAACTGATATATCAGTATTCAATTGTGAATTGATTGCAGTAAGTAACATGGTAGTGAATGGTGTCACATTTGCTTTGTATGTACTATCTCCATGTGGGAAATACAACATGGTGTATGCACTTTCTACATATCCTCTTGTTGAGTCATATGCACCTATTGGAACTTGTGCAACCCTCGGGCGGGATAATCCACATGCAGTGGTGAAGTTGCTTATTGCACTAAAGTCTGATACTTGGAACTCGTACTCATTGGTATCAGCATTCCATACGCCCGAGGGTTCACCATCATCCTGTGTTAAGTTGAAATTGAAATCAACAAACACGTTGGCTCCCTCTACATATCCATCGATTACTTTGGTTCCGTAAATCGGGGATGATGAAACTGGTGGGGTTGATAAAGACTGCAATTGTTGGAGTTCGGGGGATGATGTTCCACCACCACCACAACCAACTAAACATGCTAGTACTGGTATAGTAATTAATTTTTTCATAAGACCTCTCATAATCTATAGTCTTATTATACTACAATATCCTAGGTTTTGTCAACGGGCTTTTCCTTGGGGTCATATCTAACCTTGGTCTTGATTTGAGATTGTTACGAGATATGTCCTTAAGTGAATCCTCTTCGATAAGTTCAGTCCTTACTAATCCTTCTGAAGTCACATCGGGTGTAAGTTTAATGTTACCCGACAATGTGATTCTAGGTTCAGCACACTTGTTGGGTGATACTGCATGAAAAATTGTTGAAGGGAAGATATACAATGTCCCTTTATCTTTAATTTGTGGTACATAGACTTGATGGGCTTCATAAGCTGCAAGTAAATCCTTTAGACATGCATCACTATTGGTTGCATATCTATTTTTAAATACAATATGAGAGTTCCCAGTTTCATGTACATAACACCATGAGAAGTCACTATACCTATCACCTTGATGGTCATGGGAATCTTGAAATCCACCCTCTTCATATACATTAATCCAAGGTACTTCGAAGTTACTGGTAATGACACACTTGGGCCCAAGCAAATCTAAGAACTGTTGGAACTCGTCATATACTAAATCCAATACTGGTGCATAGTCAATTTCAAGATTTGCATCTATATTATTTGAAGTTTTACAATTACTGAATGTAAACTCCTCTGCACATAGTTTATCTAAATCTTTATCTTTAAACCACTCATCAATTGGTGTTGGGTCAAGTTCTATTGCAGTTACAGGACTACCCCATAACAAATCATCAGACCTTGAATTCTGAAAAGTCTCGTTTCTGTCCATCATTTCTTCCTCTATCAAACACTGGTACTGAATCATCGACGGCTGAGTCTATCAGTTCTTCTTGTGCTTCTTGTTCACAGTCGTAGAGTTTCATTCTACTTCTGTCGACACCAATAACAAACCTTTTGAATACGGTTGGGTCATTGTATCTGTTCTTTAATTGTTTGACCACCATTTGGTCTAACTCTTCTAATTCATCACTGGTAATCAATGCAAACATAAAGTCTGCAGTCGCTGGTAAACCAAATGATTCTGAAGTATCAGTAAGTTCTACATCTGTAGAACCATATCCACTTCTTGTTGTTTGTGTTGCACTCATGATTGGTACATCAAACTCTACTGCAAGTCCTCTAAGTTCCTCTGCAATACTCTTTACTAGTGTATATGAGTTTGCACCACTACCTGGCTTGACTCTTGCACTTGAACATATATTTAGATAGTCGATATAAATCATATCGGGTTTGAAATCTTTCTTAATGTTCAGTTCTTGTAATAGATGTCGGAAGTGACCAACATGTGCTGATGCAGTAGGATATTCTTTGACAATAAGTTTACCTTTGGTCTTCTCTTTGATTTTGTCAATCTTCTTATCAAATTGATTCTTAGATAAGTCGGGTAAGTCTTTCATAGGGATATTCAATGTGTTCGAATCTATCCTCTCTGCAATCCTTTCTTCTGACATTTCAAGTGTAATATAAAGTACGTTCTTGTTCATCATCAAGTTGGCTGATGCCATGTGACACATAAACAATGACTTACCAACACCAGTACCAGCAAGACATATGTTTAGAGTTTTGTTTGGAAGACCACCTTTGGTAACCTTGTTGAAGTATTCCAAGTCAAATGGAAGTTTTTCTTCTTCAGTGTGGTAGAATTCGAATCTATCATCTGAGTTTTCAATGAAATCGTGACCAATGTTAGTGTCAAACGATACAGATAAAGCTTCTTTTAAAAGGTCGGGTATTTCTCCAGTCGAACGTTGGGACTTTTTGTCGATGACTTCGATACTGTCCATGACTGCAATATAGATTGCTCTATCTTGACACCATTTCTCAGTTTCTTCTACCAACCATTCGGTTGGAGTCTCTTCACTGTCCTTACTAATACTATCTACAATAGTTTTTGCGTTCGATAACTGTCCGTCATTAAGAGACGTATTGTTATCAAGATTTATGAGAAGTGCTTCCACTGTAGGTGGTTTAGTGTACTTATCGAAGTATGAAACTACTTCGTTGAACACAGTCTTCTCGTCCGACTCGGAGAAATACTCTTCCTTAAGGAATGGTATTACCTTCCTTGTAAAAGATTCACTCTGAACTAAGTTCTTCAGTATCGTCTGTTCTAGTCTCACTTGTTCCATACTTAAAATATTCCTGTGCTTTCTGTTCGAGTTGTGCCATTACATCATCTGTAAAGTACTTCTCGGGATTGTTATTAATCGTCTTTCCGAATTCGGTTTTACCTGTAGGTAGTTTAACACGAGTTCCTTCTTTTGTAAAGACGCCAAATGCAAGTGCCATGTCTAATAGACCATAGTACCTGTCCAATCCTTTTTCATAAGAAAGCCTAACATCCACTATTCTATTTTCTACAGTCAATCTTGACTTTGCATTCTTACAGTGAATGATATTTCCGATTATCTCTGTCCCATCCTTCTCTTTCTTTTTAGATAGATAGATGATAGACGATGCAGCGTACTTGAGTCCACTACCACCACCCATTTCTTTCTGAGGGAACATAGAACCAATCACATCATATGTGTGGTTTGTGACAATCATAGGAACACCAACTCGACCAAGTTTCAAAGTTAGGACTCTAAATGCACCTTTTACAATTTGTGCTCGAGTCATATCCTTTGTCTCTTTACCTTCTGCAGTATCTTCGATTTCTTTGGTTGTTGATAACATACCAAGTGAATCTAAACACATCATCAAAGGTGGACGTTTGGATTTTGGGGTTTCAGCATACTTATCCAGTATACTAATCGATTGAGTTCTGAATTCTTGTACAGTAACCACTGGGACAATAATCATCCTAGAGGAATCAATTCCCCTAGATTCAATCATATCCTTTGATATTGCTGACTCAGACTCAAAGTATATAACTGCAGAATCGGGATTATCAGATAGGAATTGTTTTACTATGCCTAATGCAAAGTATGTTTTACCTGTTGCTGATTCTCCTGCGATTGCAGTAATTTTGTTGTCGGGAAGTCCACCGTATAGTGAACCACTTAATAGTGCATTGAAAATGTGACTACCTGTGTCTACAAAGGTATCGACATCTCCAGCTGCAACACCGTCCGAAACGACATTTGCATATTCGTTTCCCGATGCTTTTACTAAATCTTTAATAAATGACATAACACTTCTCCATAATGTGTATTCATTATAGACTATATTCGGGGTTTGTGCAAGGGGGTTTTAGAGTTTTTTTTCTATTTCAGATAATTTCTTACCAACTTCAGACATTTTTTTGTCGAACCTAGTATGTTCCTTCATCATAGCCTTTAACTCTGACATTCCTAATTCCAAGTGGATTATGAATCCGAATATTGCACATATCATTGCAATATAGAAACAATCCATTGGAGAAATAATCATGACATCACCTTGTCAATCTGTTCTTGAGTGACGACTCCTTTCTCCATTAGAAGCTTTCTATGCTCCATGTGACGTTCTGTTGTGGTGTCTTTATTCTCACCAGTATATTCCACTGCATGGTGGTCAAGAATCATTTGTCTGTTGACATTGATGATTGATTCATCTTCGCTATGAACAAATAACTCTCCAAGTATGCGTCCGAATTTTCCTTTGTCGTGACTAACGAGGGTAATATTACCTTCTGATAGAAGATGTGTAAGATGTTTTTTAGATGCTTTACCAAACAATTTCTCCACGAGGTCTCTTGTTCTTGATTCGGGTGTATCTATACCCATTAGTCGCACTCTTTGTTTCTTTAAAACTGTTGAGAACCCTAAGTCTATGTCGACATCAACTGTATCGCCGTCGACAATTTTACTGACCTTTACGTGAAATTCACATTGTTTAAAGTTTTTAGTTCCCATGGTTCTATTTAGGATAGTTGTGTCTGCGATGTTCCAACTTGGTGTCGTAATCAATCATTGCCTTTTTGATTGCGTCTTCAGCAAGAACAGAACAATGAAGTTTAATCGGCGGAAGGTCTAACGCATCAGCGATGTCCTTATCCTTAATTAGTTTAGCTTCTTCGATAGTCTTACCCATCATCATATCAACAAACATGGACGAACTTGCAATTGCACTTCCACATCCATAGGTTTTAAACTTTACGTCAATGATTCTTTCATCATCGTCCAGTAATAGTTGTAATTGCATTACATCACCACAGGCGGGTGCGCCTGCAAGACCTGTTGCAACATGTGGGTCGTCTTTGTCTAATCGACCTACGGAATGTTTTTCGGGGTTTGCAAGTACTGCTTCAAATCTTTGAACTACTTCTTTTGAGTATGCCATAACGTTATTTATCCGAAAAAGGAATCTAGCGAGGCAACTGGTTCAACATTCCAGCCAATCTTTTCTATAACCACCTTCAATGGTTCTATGAATGACTTGTCAAATTGCATATCATAATCGATATACTTATGCAAGTCGAACTCCTTTGGTAAAACGTTCATAAATGATATGACGTTCTCGTTGATTGGATTTGGTGTAGTGAGATATGTAAAGTGTAGTTTTTCTCCACTCTTAATCAACTCATAACGTTTGTGAATGTTCTTCTGTTTTAAATGATGGTTGTAAAGTAATGCACCGCGTACGTGTATAGGTGTACCCTTTCCATAGATTTGTGTTGGGTCTGCATACTGTCCTAGGTTATTACAACCTCTAGGTGAAGACATATCTTCGGGTGCAAGTCTACGGAAATCCATCCGTGCATTCTCAACAAAGTCCCATAGTTCTTCTTCAGTCCCTTGCATCACAATCTTGAATGCATCTGTAAGTTTACCCCTAACCCATTGTGGTGTACTGGACTTTGCAGTCTCAATACCCATCATCTTGAGTTTAGGTTCGGCTAGTCGGACTCCTTCGTTGTCGATGACGTTGAGGATGTATCTTTTCTTTGCAGTCCAAATCCCACGGTCTGCGATGACCTCTCTCCCCATCTCCATCTTCTGTTCGAAGGCATTGGTGTATTTTGCAAGTTCTTGGAAACCTTTGTCAAGAACGTCTTCCATGTGTGACTTTGCGATTGAGTCGATGAAGTTTGTAATTTTTTGTTTATCAGTCTCATTAGGCATTACCTGCTGTATCAGTTTGTCTAGTGTAATATACACAGAATCGGTATCCATTGCAACAACATAGTCTTCATCTGTCTTGAGTGTGGTATTTAACCAATCATTGATTGTCTTCTCTGCATGTTTAATAATCAGCTGACCCGACAATGTGATTGCCTCTGCAAGTTGTGGGTCAAAGAATGCAAAGTATTGGTTTGCCAAAGCACCATATGCTGAGTTCAAAGCAATCTTCCTAACCTGTTGGTTATTGTAAGAACGTTTGATTAATGTGTTGAGTTCGTTCTTACGTTTCCTATCTGTACAAGTTTGTAGTTCCTTCTGATACCCAATCATTTTACCCTTCCACATCTTACGTTCGTCATAGAACTTCTGCATAAGTTCGGGAAGGAACCCTTGTTTATCGTTTGAGAACCTAGCCCCGTTTGGTGTGATACCGAGTGCGCCATCAACAATCGTTTCCTTGTTGAATAATTTTTCTACGGATGTATCGGTCAACCCTCTCTGCATTTTCTCGGGTGAGATATTGTACTGCATGATGATGTGTGGATACAGTGAGTTCAAATCGAATGAGACAACCCATTCATGTTTACCCACGATAGGTTCTTTGACATATGCACCTTGGATTCTATCACCTTTTGTTTGTGACAGCTTCTGTGGTGGTGTTGCAATTTTCTGTTCCTTCAGAAAGTTATAGATGATTGTTTCTCAATACTCAACCATACCAAAAGTGTCGTTGTAATTACACTTAGCATTGTAAGACATTGCAAGAATCAATTCCATCAAACCTAGTTTCTCCTCTAGGTCTTCTACCAAGGTAACATCCTTTACGTTGTAAGCAAGGAACTTGGAATAATTGTTTCTGTATAGATGGTGAAGAGAACCTTCCTCTTCATATGATATCTTTGATTTACCTAGTTCCACATTTGCAATGTGGTCTAGTCTGTATGACTCTTGGTTTACAAAAGTATGTTTTTTGTAAAGCTCTAGGTAATCAATTACATTGATTCCATACAGATTAAAGACCTGTTGGGTAGAACCCCAGTTGGTCTTGAACTCTCTGACATCACACATGTTCCATGGTGAAAACTTTCTATGTGATTCCGAACCGAATACTCTGTCCACACGATTACAAAGGTAAGTGATGTCAAAAGTATTAACATTCCAACCAGTAATGATGTCGAACTTTTCTTTTCTCCAGTACTTGATGAATTGTTCAAGTAGGTCTTTCTCATCCTGTGCTTCATGATAATGTACGTTGGCTGGTGCCTCGTCCCACGGCCCAATCCCGAATGTGTGAGCCATAAATCTAAAAGGTTTGATGGTGATTGCGTTTACTTTTTCCAAAGCTTGCATGGGTTCGGGGAACCCATCTTCACATTCACACTCAATATCTAGTGTTGCAATTTTGATAACTTTTGGGTCATACTTGATGTCCCCTTGAAACTTATCAGCAATGTATGTATAGATGTATCTATCATACCCATGGATTTCCATCCCTGCTGTTCCAGCAAACTTCTCTCGGAACTTTCTTGCACCACCCATCGAACTGAGATTAACAGCCTCAAGGTTCTTCCCATCCAGTGATTTGAATGCAGAAGGTTTTTTGGTTGGGACGTAATGATTAGGACGGTAGTCCACAGACATTTGAACCTGTTTCTTTCCTTGGTAACCTTTTACGAGTATTTTGTCGCGAGTTCGACACACATTAGTATAAAAATCCATACTGTTATTATAACAGAAAGAGGTCTATTCTACAAGTGTTTTTTTGGTTGGATGTAGTAATTCTTTTACTGATTTTAGCTTATCTTGAGCATCTGCAAGTTTCTCAACTTCTGCATCTACTGCCTGAACGATATCAGAATGGTCTCCGATACCTGCTGGGTTTTCTTGGTAGACTTGAATGTTTGCAGTGTGTACTGCAATATCACCTTCGTACTTCTTTTCTAATGCTCTTAATATATCTGCCACTTTATTTATTTCCAGTTAACACCTTGTAGTTTTGTGCAAGGTTTGGTCTAGGTTCAAAACAAGACACTACTCTGACTTTAGAAATATCAAAAGTATAGTCTTTTGCATAAGGTATCCATGGAGCTAGACCTACTTCCATTTGGCCACCTTGAATCTCAACAATACAAGCATGTGCTTCTTCTACCACGTACTTGAATAATTTTTCTGTTACTTTACCAATAACGACATCTCCGTTTTCTAAACGAAGACATTTGATAGGGTTAGACATTTAGTACTGACTCCTGTAATTCAACTGAACGTCTTCCGACTTGTCTGAACCAACGGCTGTCTTCCATTTCAACTGCCATTCTTTTCCAGTCTTCTGATACAACTGCTTTCCACATGTTGTTGAACTTACCAAAACGACTTCCACCTAAGTTGAATGTCATATTGACTAGTACGTGTTGAATATCTTCGGGTAAAGAATAAAAATCCTTCCCACCTTTTGATTCAAACAAATGAATAGTTTCATCCACGTGTTTGTCAAAATCTGCTTCGTAGTATGCATCTACTACTGATTGTGATACTGGAGTTCCTGCTGGTTGTCCATGTTCTGCATCACCCTCTTTGATTAGATGTCCAACACCAAGTGTTAGATATCCTAATGAGTCTGCGTATACTTCAAGTACCTCGCCCTCATGACGCTTAATTTGTGCTTTCAATACTTCTTTATTCATTGATTAATCCTTATTGTTATTCGGGGGTAGGTGGTTCAGTAGTCTTCTCTACCCATGTGTATTCGGCGTAAGCACCTTTGAGTGCGTCAAGCATTCCTTCTTCACAGGATAAAACATACATCTCCTGTCCTTCCTCTACCTCGTCGGCTGTTAGCCTAAATTTATGATACTCTAGTGCCATCTTCTTTCTCCCTCTTCATTTGTTCCTCGACAAGTTCCATTAATATGTCACCCATGAGGTCGTTTAATTCACTATTATTTAGGAGTTCCTCAAGTCCAATCTCTGTCTTCCAGCCATCATGGCCATGTGGAAACCTTCTTATAGTTCTTGTGAAGTTGATATTTGGTTTACCTTCTTCGAATTGTATCTTGCCATACTGGTATACAAGTCCGTCCCATTTTCCACCTGTTAGTTCGATGGCTGCATCATCCTCATTGGGATTCTCTACAACCATGTAGACTTTTTTATGAAATAATTCTGTCATATATTTCTTCCTCAATTTTCATAGAAGTCTCTATAGAATTGTTATCACGAATCTGCAATTGTCCTAGTAGATTCATGTTTGTTAATATGTTGTTTATCTGACTCCGTCTCCCTTTCAACCACACTTCGGACTGTGTGTCTCCACGTTCTGCGTGACGATTGTGTTCTTCCGATAACTCTACTGTTAGTACGTAAACGCGTGCTTCGTGATTGTCTATTAACCATTCTATATCCTTACCTCGAAAGTATCTATCACCTTCGATTAATACATGTTTATATGCAATGTTTGCCCACTCAATGAATTCTCTAAATTGTGGTATAGAACCGTGAGAGAGCTTATCAGTTCCACCGAATGTCTCTCCCTCGGGATATTGACCGACTACTAATACGTCACCATGTTCTTGGCACTTAAATAGTTTCATCGGTTCAATTAGGTTGGGTTCATCTAACCTAGAGATAAGTCTTCTCATGAGAGTTGACTTTCCCGAACATGGAACTCCACCAACCATGATAATCATAGTTGTATTATCCTTCCAGTTTCATCACAATGTGGTGTTTTATCTTGAGGTATGAATCCACCCCACTGAAAGATTTCTCTGAACTTCCATTCAAGTTCCATGAAGTTAAGTCCCATCTTATGATAGTCAAGAGAATCCGTAAATCTTCTTACACATTCTTCTATGAACCACTCGTATCTTGCAAGTGTTTCTGCTCTATCAGACTTTAAAGTCATTGATGATGGGTTCTCAACATATCCATATAACATGATTGGTGATTGATACTTACCATAAAGTTTTAAACCATCCCACAATATTCTGTGTAGACTATTCCCTTTCTCAAAACAATAACCTAACTCAGTTACATCTTTGTTTCTTGCTCCAGCCCATCCCTTTCCAAGTTTGTTAAGAATTTCGTTTGCATATTTACCATCTAACGGTAGAATGTTTCTGTTCTTTCCTCTCTGTCTGTAGACCTTATATAGTAAACATGAAGTTGATAGTTCTTGAGTAGTACTCTCTGAACCATCGTCATTTACTTCTGTTACATCGACATAATTGACAATCTCTTCATCTGTCTTTAAACGCATACCATCATCTGTTGATGTGATTTGTTTTAAGAATGAGATTATCTCTTCTTCGACTTCTTGATTGATTGCATTTGCATCAATCGCTTCTACTACACCTCTAATGAAGTCAATATCTTTATTAGGTTTAGATGGTAGGTTAGTATTGTTACAAACATACTTAAATGCAATGTTGTCCTTTTGGACTGGTGCATCTTCATACACATCTACTAATAGATATTCCCAACCACTTTCCGTTGCAGCTTTGAATCTGTTGAATCCACTTCTTAGAATGAAGTTTCCATCAGCAGCGACTTGTACAAATAATGGTTCTTCTGAATGTAACCAACCTCTGTACTTGAATGAAGTTTTAATCTCAATAACATTTTGAGTGAGATTGATTTCTTCTCTCGGTTGCAATGGGTCGCCTGTAATAGGGTCAATGATGTAAATCTTATCCTTGTGTACTACAAGTCTTTTCTTGAATTTACAAGTTTGATAAGTTTCTTTGGGTGGACATAGTTCTCGGGTGAGTTCTATATCGTAGCTCTTTTTTAAACCTGCGGACAGGTGTTGTTGTGTTGTCATTTTTACTCCTTATCCCACGGGGATATGATTTGACGTTTGATGTCCAAAAGGAAACGTTCCAGTTGATACATTATTATTTAGGTCTAGAAAAAGCTGTCAAGTGAACCTTTCTCCTCATACTTTCCAGCATGAGGGCCGATAGGAT